TTGACTACTTACGTGACAATGCAAACACGTACGGTTGGTCTGAACAAAACGATTCTGATTTTATAACCAATTCAATATTTGTAGTATGAGTTCAATAGTAGAATTTATCCAAACTTGGGGGTGGCAAATTGCTTCAATCCTCTTAGGTGCTGTCGTGTTTTACGATCGTTATATCGCACCATTAACTAAGACTAAAAAAGACGATGAAATCCTTGAGCGCATACTTGAGTTGTTGCCTGATGCAATCGAAGAGCGTCTATTTGTAGAAAAAGAGGAGGAGGACAAGAAGAGTGCTGAGTAAGTTCCTTGCCTCGCTTATAGAGTTCCTTGCAGGATTTGGTAAGGCTCTGCCAACAATAGCAGACAACCAAAGAACACGCTTAGAGATTAAGCGACCTGCAAAAGAAGCACGTGCAAAGTTGCGTGCAACTCGAATTACAAGGAGGCAGTTACGAGCAGAGCGTAAACTTCGTAGACGTGCAAAAAAGAGTGATACATAAAAGCATACTTACAACGATACTTACAGCAATTGGATGGTTCTTGATTCCAATTGCGTGGTATCTTGTGTTCACTCTTGCCTTAGTGCTTGCCGACCTTTATACAGGTTGGAAGGCATCCAATATGAAGTTTATAAGTCGAGGCATACGCAGGACAATCGACAAGGTTGTGATGTACTACCTTGCTATCTTGTTAGCACACGCCTTTGATCTTATATATTTAGCAGACGGTGGACTGATTGTATCCTTTGCAGTTAGTAGTGTAATAGCATCCACAGAAATACTTAGCGTTTTTGAGAACATACAACGACACACTGGCACAGGGTTATTATCAGCACTCAAAAAGTATCTCAATGGTAATCTTAAATCCTGAAGGTGCAGGTACTATTGCAGGTCAATACAATGGCAAACACTCTCCTGAGTTTAGACACGGCATCCTTAACGGTGGCAATTTTAGCCGTTGGATATGCAACGACCTTCAAAGAGAGTTAGATTACGAGACAATACACTACACCAACATCTGTCCAGAACTAAGCAACGTATCTGAGTGTACACGTGTGCAGCGTTTAAACAGCTACACAATGGCATTCGACACGTTTGCCTTATCAATATATACAGGAACACACGAACGTTCCGGAATCCGGATCTTAGGTAATATCCGTGATCGTAGTGAGGAGATAGGCGAGTTACTCTACGAAGAAATGTCTATAAATATGGAAGGATGGCAAATGCCTGTTGAAAAGGTTTGCTATGATTTGGAAGATGAACACGCTATTTTAAAGAAACCAAAGTGTCCGTCATTTGTTATTTATGCAGGGAGTGTTGACTTATACTATGATTATAGTCGAATGATAAACCTGCAATACCAAGAGTCACTTGTTGGTGCATTATTTAATACAATCAAAACTATATGTCAGAGATCAGGCCAAGACTAAGCGGACAACGCAGGAAAGCATTTGAAAATCTTACACGTGATGAACGAAGGATTCTTGTTATTGGAGACATACACGAGCCATTTTCTCTTGATGGATATTTGGGATTTTGTCAAGACGTTTACTCTCGCCATAATTGCAACCAGGTTATATTTATTGGGGATTGCATAGATAATTCGTACGCCTCATATCACGAAACAAGTCCAAACGGATATGGTGGAGGCGAAGAGTTACAGCTTGCTATTGACAGATTAAAGGATTGGGCCGATGCGTTTCCTGTTGCTGACGTTATTATTGGCAATCACGACAGAATGATAATGCGCAAGGCATTTAGTAGTGCAATTCCTCAACAATGGATAAAGTCGTACAATGAGGTGCTTGGCACGAATTGGAATTGGACTGACCGAGTTGTTTACGATAATGTGCAGTACGTACACGGAGAAGGAGGCACAGCAAGAACACGAGCCAAAAACGATATGCAATCCACCGTACAAGGACACATTCACACACAAGCCTATACCGAGTGGATGGTCGGCAATAAGTTTAAGATTCTTGCAATGCAAGTAGGGTGCGGTATTGATCGTGAAAGCTATGCAATGGCATACGCTAAAAACTACAAAAAGCAGGCAATTGGTTGTGGTGTTGTTATCGGAGGACATACAGCGATTAACTGCCTAATGGACTTATAGGTTTCCAGAAGCGTATATCTGCCCATACTTCATAAACTCTAAAAGACAGGCTTGATAGGTGTGTTCTATGACACTTCCTTTCTCAGCAGGCTTTGCAAATATACCTGCGGATGCGAGCCGAGCAACCATCGTAGTCCATCCAAAGTTATATTTGGGAGCAGACGAGTTGCTTTTTTCGTGAGTTCTGTCAAAGAATGCTGGATATCCTTCTTGAATGTGTGATTGAACAAAAGAAAAAAAAACGTAGCGGATAGTATTGCATCCATATTGATGTCTTGCCATTCCTTTAACCTGCGTGCAAACTCGATGTCTGTTACTTCTTCTGGTCCTCTTGCCAATGCAGCCAATAAAACAAGTCCAACATCTGCATTATTGTCCTGATCAAACTCAGAGTCCTGCAAGAACTTCATTGCATCGTTGGCGTTTTCCCAATCTCCAACCGTCATAAAGGGTTTATCTCCTGCTTGTGCCTTGCCAAGTATTGGAAGTTGATACATAACGTCATTGTGCCAAAACTCCTTAACCTGTGGCACTTCCTCCATCCACATCATAAGGTTGCCAAGTATAGCAGAGAACTCCATTACATTAGCCTCACTTGCGTTTATGCCAAGCATTGAACAAACAAGTCTAACGTTGTTCTTTACAATATCCTCTTCTGGTTGTGCAAAGGGTGCAATGCGTTCCTTGTAGTAAGTGTAACTGACTTCGTGCCATCCGGACGGTAACTCAACGGTTTGCTGTCCGTCTAATGTAGTGATCTCCAATGTGAACATACTCTAAGATAATTTTTTTTCAGTTAGGTATTGCATATTTAGATACAATATGTATATTCGTGTTAAATTATTAACATTATGTACTTTATTAAATCAATTGAATCACACGACAAGAACGACTTTATAGTCTATTACGGAACGAAGGACTACAATTCTTCAGCGTATCGTATCACAACCATTAAAGGCGAAGAATTTAAGGAGTGGTATGACGAACTTAACCAGAAGGCTTGGCCTACTTACGAGGAGATGATCAACGATCAGACAGGCATCTATATGTACGTCAATAAGTACCTGACCTACTTCACAGAACTTTATCACGAGGAGAAGTATTACGGTGAGGAGTGGTATATGAGACGTAATGACGATGGCGATTGGGCAATATGTCCATACGATGAATTGCGTGACCGAGAACAAGAAGATCTTTAATTATGGACTTACTTAAAAACAATTGCAGTCCAGAAGCAAGACGTATTGCTGAGGCTTTGCAGGACAACTTACCTGCTGAACAATTTGCAACACACGTTGCTGAGGTATTGCGTAACGAGTACGGAGGGCATAACTTCCTGCCATTTATTACTAAACTTATTAATGAATTAGACAATGACACTATTGGATAAACTTAACCCTGAGCAAGTGACAACCTTGCTTCTAAAGAAACACGATCGACCTATGCACTACGAACGTGCAATGGTTGCCCTAACAAACAACGACAACGTTTTTCAGTTGTCTGTCGGTGATGCCATTTGCATTATTGATATGTGTGAACTTGACGAATGTGCAAGTGGATTATATGACCTTTATAAATATTTTAAAAATGACTAATTACGAGATTCTAAGAAAACCAATACAGCCTAATGAGATTGAATGGCGTGTACAAAGTGCGAAAGGTGGCAAGACCACGATTGTGCCATACATCCAGAGCCGTGCTGTTATGAATAGATTTGATGAGGCCTTTGGCCCTGAGGGATGGCAAGACACTTACAGAGAGTGGAAAGGCAAAGGTGTGATGTGTACGCTGTCAGTAAAAACTGAGGACGGATGGATTAGTAAAGAGGACGGTGCAGATGATACAGCCATTGAGTCAACTAAAGGCGGTATAAGCGATGCACTG